ATGAAGCACTGAGATATAACAGAAAACTTTTAATCAGTCCTACTGCTTCTGGTAAGTCATTTATGATTTATTCAGTGGTTAGGTACTTTGTATCTAAAGGGAAGAAGATCCTCCTTGTAGTGCCTACTACGTCCCTTGTAGAGCAAATGTATAAGGACTTCAAGGACTATGGGTGGGATGCAGAGAATCACTGCCATAGAATCTATTCTGGAAGGGAGAGAAGTAATCAGAGTGATGTAACCATTACTACTTGGCAATCTGTTTATCAACTAGAAAGGTCATTTTTTGAAGAATATGATGTAGTTATTGGTGATGAAGCACACTTGTTTAAGAGCAAGTCACTGGTAGGTATCATGGACAAACTTCATCACGCTAAGTATCGTTATGGGTTCACAGGAACTTTAGACGGCACACAGACGCATAAGTGGGTCTTAGAGGGACTATTTGGACCATCATACAAAGTAACAGGAACGAAGAAACTTATTGATGAAGGACATCTTGCAACATTAGATATTCAGTGTCTTGTTCTCAAATATAAACCACAAAAGTTTGATACCTATGAAGATGAAATTCAATTCCTTATCTCACATGAAAAAAGAAATAATTTCATTAAGAATCTTGCCGTTGATTTGAATGGCAATACTCTTATCCTCTTTAGTAGAGTGGAAGCACATGGAAAGGTTCTTTTTGAATTGATAAATAGCAGTGTCAAGGATGGTAGAAAAGTTTTCTTCATCCATGGTGGCGTAGATGCTGAAGACAGAGAACTTGTAAGAAAAATTACTGAGCAAGAGAAAGATGCAATTATTGTTGCATCCTATGGAACCTTCAGCACAGGCATCAACATTAAGAACTTACACAATGTTATCTTTGCCTCTCCATCAAAATCTAGAGTTAGAAACTTACAGAGTATTGGTAGAGTCCTAAGAAAAGGCAAGGATAAGGTCAAAGCTAGATTGTATGATATTGCTGATGATTTAACAGTTGGTTCTAGAAAGAACTATACATTGAATCACTTTATTGAAAGAGTAAAAATCTATGTACAAGAACAATTTAACTATGAGATCATATCAATAAACATAAAAGATTAGGGAGGGTTTGCTTATGATAGAAGACGATTTCTATGCAACAATAAAACTTAAATGTGGTGATGAAATATTTGCCAAAGTAGCAGCATCTGATGAAGGCGATAAGGTCTATGTAGTTATCACTAATCCTATCGTTCTAGAAGAAATTAAAGTCAGAGGCAGAATGGCAGGATACAAACTTGAACCTTGGTTAAAGACTAGTACCGAAGATATGTTCATTCTTGAATTAGATGACATTCTTACTATGTCTGAATCATCTGATATTGAAATGATTACTAACTACCAAGACTATGTAAGAAGGTCTCATCAAACCACTGAGATGAAACCTACCAAGAAAATGGGTTTCATTTCTACAGTAACTGATGCCAAAGAGATCCTAGAGAAACTATATAATCTCTAAGTACTTAAAGCTATTATTTCTCTTTAACGGCGACAAACCTAGTCTACTGGACATTTAGAAACTTGTCAACTATTGAGATCTCTGGTACAATGAATACAGAGAAACCTTTATTATGTCTGTCGTATCACCTACCTTTAATGCAATGAGAAGAGGTAAGAACTCCGAACACTATGTAAATAACAAGGAGTTCTTAGAGGCTCTTGAAAATTATTTTGCTGAGGTGAAGAGAGCAGAAGAAAAGGGAAAACCAAAACCAAAGATTCCCAGATACGTTGGGGAATGCTTTCTTAAGATTGCCAATCACCTATCATACAAACCAAACTTCGTGAACTATATGTTCAAGGATGATATGATTTGTGATGGCATTGAGAACTGTGTAAGATACATTCACAACTTTGATCCAGAAAAGTCTAAGAATCCCTTTGCATACTTCACCCAAATCATCTATTACGCTTTCTTGAGACGAATCTCTCAAGAGAAGAAGCAGTTGGAAATCAAGAACAAGATTCTTGAGAAGACTGACTTTGATGAAGTCTTTGATGCAAATGATCTTGATGCCAGCAATTATTCTGACTACAACTCAATCAAGGATTCTGTTCATAGCAAATTGAGATACTGATGAAAGTTGCCATTATTACGGATCAACACTTTGGTGCCAGAAAGAACTCCAAGTTGTTTCATGATTATTTCTTGAAGTTTTATCAGAACGTATTTTTTTCAACTCTAGAGAAAGAAGGTATTACCACTGTTGTTGATATGGGTGATACCTTTGATAGTCGCAAGGGTATTGACTTCTCTGCTCTGTCTTGGGCAAAGAACAACTACTATGACAAACTCTGTGACATGGGAGTTGAGGTTCACACGATTGTCGGCAATCATACTGCATACTATAAGAATACTAATTCTGTCAATGCAGTGGACCTTCTCCTGAGAGAATATCCAAATGTTCATGTATATTCTTCTCCCACAGAAGTAAAACTGGGAAATTTGAACACATTAATGATTCCATGGATCAATCAAGAAAATGAAGAAACTACTATCAAACTTATTCAAGACTCAAATTGCACATGTGCGATGGGGCACCTTGAACTCTCAGGATTTAGAGTTAATCGCCAAATCATCATGGACCACGGTCTTGAGAGCAAACTATTTGAGAAGTTCACCAAGGTCTTCTCTGGTCACTATCACACTCGATCGGACAATGGAACAGTATTTTACCTAGGTAATCCCTATGAGATGTTCTGGAGTGATGTGAATGACACCAGAGGTTTCCATATCTTTGATACTGAAACCCTGGAACACACTCCAATCAACAATCCATACAAGTTGTTTAGGAACATTTATTATGAAGACACCGACCATCAAATGTTCAATGCCACTGAGTATGAAGACAAGATTGTAAAGGTGGTAGTTAGGAAGAAGACTGACTCAGTTAAATTTGAAAAATTTATTGACAAACTTTACTCTGTTGGTGTTGCTGAACTCAAGGTTGTGGAAAATTTTGATTTCGGTGGCATATATGAAGAGACTCAAGAGTATGAGTCTGAAGATACTCTTTCAATCCTTGATAGATATATTGAGGAATCTGAAACACATCTGGATAAGTCAATCATCCAGAAGATGTTGAAGGAGGTCTATCAAGAAGCATGTGAGTTGATCTAATGTTTATTCTGACAATTGCTGGTAAAGAGGTAGAGGGTGCCTTTTCGGTCACAGATGATGAGGGAGAACAGGTCCTCTACATCTTCGAAGATGAGGACGATGCTGCTCGCTATGCTATGATGTTGGAAGAGGAAAATCATTTTCCTGAAATGAATGTGCTAGAGATAGATGATGACTTGATGGTAAAGACCTGTGAGATTCACGGTCACAGATACACCATCATTACGCCTAATGACATTGTGATTCCCCCTGATATTTCTTATGATTCTTTTTAAGACAATCTCCTGGAAAAATTTTCTCTCAACAGGACAACACGAAACCAAAGTTGATTTTACCGAAAGTGGAACCACATTGATTATTGGTTCTAACGGGGCAGGGAAATCGACTATCCTAGATGCACTGACATTCTCTCTGTATGGTAAAGCATTCAGACGTATCAACAAACCTCAACTTGTCAACTCTATCAACGAGAAGGACTGTAGAGTTGAAATTGAGTTTAGTGTCAATAATGTTGAGTGGAAAGTTGTAAGGGGAATTAAACCTGCTGTCTTTGAGATTTACCGAGACGGCAAACCACTAGATCAAAGTGCATCTGCAGTAGACCAGCAGAAGTGGTTGGAGCAGAACGTTCTAAAGATGAACTACAAGTCTTTCACACAGATCGTGGTTCTTGGTAGCAGCACCTTTGTCCCCTTTATGCAACTGACCGCATCTAGTCGCAGAGAGGTTATTGAAGACCTGCTCGATATCAAAATCTTCTCTGCAATGAATAACCTCATCAAGGATAAGATTAGGATTTGTAAGGACGAGTCTAGAACTCTTGAACTAAAGAAAGATTCTCTCAAAGATAAAGCAGAGATGCAGCAAAAGTTTATTGATGAGATTGAGACCAAGAGTCAGACTGATATCAAATACAAAGAAGACAGGATTGATGACCTTGATAATCAAGTAACTGCATACATGCAGGATAATGAGAAGTTGCAGGCAGTTGTAGAGTCATACAAAGAGGAATTGAAGACCTTTGAGTCTGCTAAGACACAAGTTCGGAAACTGAATAATATAAGAGGAAAAATGTCTGCAAAGATTGCACACATTGAAGAAGAGTGTAATTTCTTTACAGAAAATACGGTTTGCCCCACTTGCAATCAAGATCTGAAAGAAGAGTTTCGTGTAAATAGAATTACGGACTCTAAAAATAAGCAAGAGGAATTGCAGAAGGGTTTCCAGGAACTCGAAGAAGCAATTCTAAAAGAGGAGATGAGGGAGTCCACCTTTAATAACATCTCAGATGTAATCTCCAACCAACTTAATGGCATTACTAAGAACAATACAAACATTACTAGTTGCCAAAAGCAAATCAAGCAACTTGAATCTGAAATTCAAACTCTTACCAAGGGACTTGCAAACAGAAATTCTGAGAATGTAAAACTAAAAGAATTTAAAACCAATCTCCAAAAAACTTATACTGAACTGGGTGAGAAAAGAGAAAAGACTTCCTACTATGACTTCACTTATAATCTTCTGAAAGATGGTGGAGTAAAAACCAAAATCATCAAGAAGTATCTTCCTCTTATCAACCAGCAGGTTAATAAGTATCTCCAGATGATGGACTTCTACATCAACTTTACACTTGATGAGGAGTTTAATGAAACAATTCAATCACCTATTCACGAGGACTTCTCGTATTCATCTTTCTCTGAAGGAGAAAAAATGCGTATTGACTTGGCACTTCTCTTTACTTGGAGGGAAGTTGCCAGGTTCAAGAATTCAGTCAATACCAATCTCCTGATTATGGATGAAGTCTTTGATTCCTCTCTTGATGGATTTGGGACAGATGAGTTTCTCAAAATCATCAAGTATGTCATCAGTGATGCAAACATCTTTGTGATCTCTCACAAAACTGGAATGGAAGACAGATTCCAGAGTGTCATCAGATTTGAGAAGAAGCAGGGATTCAGTAGGATGGTCTGATGGCAATTTATGAGCATCTTGAGAGTGGCAAGAGGTTTCTCTTTGTTCACATTCCTAGAACTGGTGGTAGGTTTGTAGAAAAAAACTTAGAATCATATGGATGGGACTGGGACAAATGTTTAGGTCTTGATAAAAAATATGACTTCTACAATAGTGTAGAGCAGGCACACTTCCACAGAGAATACTATGAGAAGTATTATGATGTGAAAGATATGCCACACATTTGTATTGTTAGAAATCCAATCGACAGATTTATCTCTGCTTCTATCTACCTGAAGAAAGCATATGGCGATGATATTCAGGAGTTGATGGAAGATGAAATGTATTTTGATAGTATGATTCATAACCTCCCCCTGGAGGGTTCATACAACTGGTATAGACCACAAGTAGATTATATTTCGGATAAGACTCATATTTGGAAATTGGAGGATGGTCTAGGTGAAGAGTTCTCCAGTTGGATAAGTGGCATAGTGGGCGTTGACATTCGTATGGATAAAAGCGTAAAATATTATAAATTCTCTTATGAGACAAACAAGTTGAAAAAAACTGATGCTCTCATAGAACGGGTCAAACTCTTTTACAGAAAAGACTTTTCTGCTCTCAACTATGAAATACCCTAACTGGCAACACAACTCAGGAAAAGACCAAAAGAGGAAACTCAAACCTCAGGCACTGAGACAAGCAAAGAAAAGAAGGCAAGCACTCAAGAGGAAACTCAAGAGTGTTTCTTTTTGTGTATAGAATTATAAAGAAAATATAAAGAAATTGGCATTTTGGGTCTATATAGTGTAGAATTGAGGTATAGAAGATGAAAGAAATTTTTAGTTAATTTCTTTGTGATTCTAGTCCTGTATAATGGAGGTCATTATGCACAACCTAATTTCGCACAACCAACTTGCCAGTTGGCATGGTATTCGGGAGGAGAAATATAGGGAACGGCTAAATGAAGCAATCAATGATTACTTTGAATGCCTTTCTGATACCAATGATACTCAATTCTGTAGGAGACTACTAAAAGACTAATAACCCCCCCCCCACTTTTAAAACTGTCACAACCTCCCACTCCCCTGGGAGGTTTTTTTGTATAATACAGAAGTAACAAAGACAGACCTATGATCAACTACGAAATCAAGTCTCAACTCGCCAAACTGCTGGCAACCGAAGATATCATCGTTGAGAACAAGAACGTAGAGACTGCCTGCTTCGATGTAGAGCGTAGGGTTCTGACCCTCCCTATGTGGAAGCGTGCTTCTAATATCGTCTATGATATGTTGGTTGGTCACGAGGTCGGTCACGCTCTCTACACTCCTAATGAAGACTGGCATAGCAAAGTTGATATACCAATGTCATTTGTCAATGTGGTAGAAGATGTCCGCATTGAGAAATTGATGAAACGTAAATATGCTGGCATTGCCAAAAGTTTCTATGGTGGTTACAGAGAACTGAGTGAAAAAGATTTCTTCTGTCTTGAGGGTGAAGACATCTCTAAAATGAGTCTTGCTGATCGTGTGAATCTGCATTACAAGATTGGTCACTGGGTTCAGATTCCCTTCTCTCAAAAAGAGATGCCACTTGTTATTGATATTGGTCATACTGAAACTTTTGCTGATGTTCTGATTGCTGCAGAAGAACTTTACAAGTTTTGTAAAGAAGAATTGAAAGATACTGAAGAAGAAATCGAGTCTGCCAACAGTAACTCTCAGGATGGTCAATCATCAACCTCCCCTTCTGCTTCTGGCGATAGTGAGTCTGAAAGTGATAATGAAAGTGAAACTCAAATCAGCAATGCCTCTTCGCAGAAAAAAGAGACTGATGAGCAAGAACCTGAGGTGACCACTGACCAGATGTTTGAAGAGAACGTCAAGAATCTCAATGGCAATATGGAGGGTTTTGAAAATCGCTATTGTCAGGTTCCTGATGTAGATATTGATTATCACGTCATTTCAAACTCTGAGGTCCATAAGACTATTGGTCAAAGTTGGTCTGAACAACTAACGCCTCTTTTCTATGAGCGACCCACTGGCGAAAAGGTAGAGTATCGTGCTGACTTCTCTGCTGCTGATCGTGCATACGCAGAGTTCAAGAATGGTTCTTCAAAAGAAGTCAATTATCTTGTCAAAGAGTTTGAGATGAAGAAGTCTGCTGATGCATATGCCCGTGCCGCAGAAAGTAAGACTGGCACCCTAGACTGCGCCAAACTACACACCTACAAATATAATGAAGATCTCTTCAAGAAAGTGACTGTCATTCCTGATGGCAAGAGTCACGGTCTCATCTTTATTCTTGATTGGTCTGGTTCAATGGGTGAATGTCTGCTCGATACAGTCAAGCAACTCTATAACTTAATTTGGTTCTGCAGAAAGGTCAGTATCCCCTTCGATGTGTATGCATTCACTCACTGCTACCCCAAAGAAGAGAAGGAGTTGAATAAATCTGAGAATGATCTAATTGTTGACAAAGACTTCTCTCTGATGCATTTCTTCACCAGTAAGACAAGCAAGAAAGATGTTGACACTCAACTCTTGAATATTTGGCGAATTGCATATGCATTTACCAACTTCATCAGTTATCACATTCCCAATCAACTACAACTGTCTGGCACTCCTCTAAACGAATCTTTGATCTGCCTTTACAAATTGATTCCCGCATTTAAAAAGCAGCATAACCTTCAAAAAGTTCAGTGTGTGATTTTGACTGATGGTGAAGCAGCCCCTCTATCTTCTTATAGGTATTACAGGAGTTACTACAACGGTGATGATGTGTTGGGTGCACGTGGTTTGGGTGCCAATTCATACCTGCGCAATCGCAAGACTGGTAACGTTACCTATCTTGCCCCTGAGTATTGGAAGTTTACTGAGGCTCTTTTGAATGACTTGAAGGCAACCTTCCCAGATACAAACTTCATTGGCATTCGTCTTCTTGCTAGCAGAGACTTTAGTTACTTCATTCGTAAGTATGAATTCTTGTCTGATGATGCTCTCAAGAAGTATCGTAAAGAGAAGTCCTACTTCATCAAAAACTCTGGGTATGATTCTTACTTGGCGGTGATGATCAATTCTCTTTCTAACAAAACTGAATTTGAAGTTGATGATAATGCAACTAAATCAAAGATCAAATCTGCATTTGCTAAATCTTTGAAGGCAAAATCTCTAAATAAAAAAGTATTGAGTCATTTTGTTGATCTGGTCTCTTGACCACATTTCAAACTGTCTGAGGGGGGTCGCACAGCACCCCTTTTTGTTGTATAATTAACCTGTTGAACAAAAAAATCGCATTTGATTATGGCATTGTCTGCTGAATATGTTGTCTCTTCTCTCCAGGCACTTTATGGAGATGTAGTCACCTCTGGTGATGTTCGTGCCTGGTGCGCAATGAGTGGCAATAACTATCAAACTGTAACTCGCAAGATTGAAAAATATAAGACTGGTCGTGGTAAGTGGAATCTGACCATTCAAGAGGCGCAAGATCAACTAGAAAAAACCTATCAGGCACCTGCTGCAATGCCTGCCATTGAACAGAATCTTATCCCAGCAAAAGATGATGTCTTCGTCAAGTTTGGTAATTTTGACGACATTCGCAAGATTATTAAGTCCCGTCTCTTCTATCCATCGTTTATTACGGGTCTTTCGGGCAACGGTAAAACGTTCTGTGTGGAACAGGCTTGTGCTCAACTAAATAGGGAGTTGATTCGCGTCAATATCACCATTGAGACTGACGAGGATGATCTTATTGGTGGGTTTCGTCTTGTTAATGGCGAAACTGTCTGGCACAATGGACCCGTCGTGGAGGCTCTTCAACGTGGAGCAGTGTTGCTTTTAGACGAGGTTGACCTGGCATCTAACAAGATTCTTTGCCTACAATCTATCCTGGAGGGCAAAGGTGTCTTCTTGAAGAAGACTGGTGAGTATGTTCACCCTACTCCTGGTTTCAACGTGATTGCCACTGCCAACACCAAAGGCAAAGGTTCTGATGACGGACGTTTCATTGGCACCAATGTTCTGAATGAAGCATTCCTTGAGCGCTTCTGTGTAACATTTGAGCAGGCATACCCTGACGCCAAACTAGAGCAGAAGATTCTTGTCAATGTTGCTAAGCAAGTCAACGTTGCAGATACTGCCTTCTGCAAGCATCTGTGTGACTGGGCAGACATCATTCGTAAGACCTTCTACGATGGTGGCATTGATGAGGTGATTAGCACCCGCCGCCTGGTTCACATTATCCGCGCCTACAGTATCTTTACTGACAAGGCAAAAGCAATTCAAGTTTGCATCAATCGCTTTGACGATGAAACTAAAGCAGCATTCTTGGAACTCTATGATAAAGTTGACGGTGACTTTGACTACACCGCTAGCGGTGAAAAGATGCCTAACGACTCACTGTCTCTTGGTACATTCGGAAATAACCCTTGACCAAGAGAGGTCATTCTGATATAATAACTCTGTGGTTTTATTATATGTTGTGATGAATGACACGGACTTCATCAGTGCAAATGGGAGATTTGAATATACACCACTCCCCCAAGAGTATCTGGATTCGATGTATCCAGACATTGCAGATGATGCTAAAGAACCAATTGTTGTGAATGAATTCAAACTGACGATGAATAATGAAAATGGGTTCTGGAAGTATGAAGAGGACCTGACTCTGAAGGAGATTCAGGACTACCTCTCTGGCACCTATCGTGCCCACTATACTTCTCAAGAATCAAAGACTCAGACGCTTGATCTGATTGAGAGTATCGGAGATGCAGAAGCATTCTGCCGTTCTAATGCAATCAAGTATCTGTCTCGCTTTGGTAAGAAGAATGGCAAATCTAAACTTGACATTCTGAAAGCAATTCACTATTGTGTATTGCTGTATCACTTCGCTGGTCTCCACAAACCCTCCACTGATAATTATGAAACTTTCTGATAAAACTGTTAACATTCTGAAGAACTTCTCTTCTATCAATCAATCTATTCTCTTCAAAGAGGGCAAGAAACTTCGCACCATCAGTGTGATGAAAAACATCCTGGCAGAGGCAACTGTCGATGAGGAGTTTCCGAAAGACTTTGGCATTTATGATCTGAACCAGTTTCTGAATGGTCTGGGTCTTCATCACAGTCCTGATCTTGACTTTGACAATGACAGTTATGTAGTCATCAAAGAGGGGCGTATGCGTTCCAAATATTTCTTTGCTGATCAGAATGTGATTGTCACCCCACCTGACAAGGATATTTCTCTGCCCAGTGAAGATGTCTGCTTCGAACTGGACACCAATCAACTGGATAAGTTGATGAAAGCAGCA